AGTCTGTAAAGTTAAAGAGAAGACGGAGCTTCTTGGAAGTATCTACCAGTTTATTACAGGTAATCATCGTAGTAGGGTAAGTAGTCATCTTATTTGTTCTACTTTTCAACTCGTAGTTATATTCGGGGTCGACAAAGTCATATTTCGCATACTGACCCTCTGTGGCGGTAATATCCCCGCCAAAATAATCCTGTATAATAGGGAGGACTTTATCTTCCTGTGCTTTTCCATATTTATATGATTTATTCCAGTGAACCATCTATATACTATACATATTTTATATTTTTCATTAATGAACGAATTATAATCTAACTGTATAATATAAATGGAAGAATTGCCTAAACCTCCACCAAAAAAGTTGAGTATAGAAGAGAGGATTAAAACCTCGATGACTAACGGAGATTTAGAAAGACATACGGGCATTAAAGATGCCGACATTATCAAGTATAGCGACCTTTCTAATTACTCCAAGATTGAGGAATTATTACCACAGGATAAGTCTGCTCGTATTATTCTTATAGAAGATAGTTATAACCACGGGCACTGGGTCTGCGTATTACGATACGGAGATACAATTGAGTATTTTAATTCTTACGGTAAGAAATACGATGCGGACTGGGGCTTTGTAGGTCGTATGATGCGAGTTATTCTCGGTCAGCAAAATAACGATATGACCCGCTTAATGAAACAAGCAAAGAAGGACGGATGGAAGACCGTATGGAATAAAGTGCCTTACCAAAAATTATCTACCGACATTCAAACCTGTGGTCGCTGGTGCGTCTTCCGTATTGAAACGATGAAAATAGGTTATACCCTTGATGAGTTCCACTCGTTAATTAAAAAATTAACAACTGAAAATGGTGGTGCTTCTCCCGACTGGGTTGTTTCTAAATATGTTGAGTAATTAACGGCTACTTGTTCTGGGACGAGTATTTTGGTGCGAAAAATGTAAAAAATTGAAAGTCTTTTTCGTGTATGAATAGTAGGCATATTTGAAACCTAAACGAGTTTAACAAGTAATAATGATGAACGGACACCTACTGGAATGCTGGGATATGGAGTGCTCTGGGTGCGTGGAAACAACTGGGGCAGAGTTGCCGATGCCTATTGAGGAGGTATTGCTAAATCCATACTGTATGAATGTAGCAATAAAGAAAGAAGTGCCTATTATTAGAGAGGACAAGAAAATTAAACAACCCAGCGGAGTAAAGCAATACAAGTGCCGTGTAGAGTGCGATATTGATGTCGAGCGTATGCGTAATAGATTGAAGGTGAAGGGAGTAATCGACGGCGAGGCGTGGGTATTCAACGACAGAAGAACCCTTAAAACCATTAGAAAGTTGATGGGTGAGTGTATGGACTGCCACGTCGCACAGCAGACCGTTCAACCCATCGCCGACTACACTGGAATCAGAGTATATATGGGCGAATAGATAGTTAGTTTATAAATGTAAAGTGATTAAATAAGGTTTTTTTATACATCGTAAGTCGCACTTCGTTTTAAATCGGGTCTTGGAATATTAAACTCCGCTGGACTAATGCTACTAATACTCGCCACCATCGGGACGGCGTGGGCTTGGTTGGCTAATTCGGTGTTTATTTTAAATACATCAAAATTAGACTTCTCTTCTTTCACTCCTTCCTTAACTACCTTGTCGGCAATCTTGGCGACCATTTCGGCTGCTACTGGGTCGTATGAATTGGTTGTTATTTTAACATCTAATATATTCCCTGCGATGTCCTGTAAAGGTAGGTCGTAAGAAATACTAAACTTTTCTTGTTCCATTATATATACTATATAGATTATATAATTGACTAAATAGATTAAAATACCCTATATCCCAGAATATCCCTAATATCCCATTTTCACCCTAATTTTGAAAGTTCGTCTTGCGTGGGGTAGAAACTATATAGGTATTTTGAAAATTAGGTCTATTTTGGGATATTAGGGATATTCAGGGATACTTCTTCTGGGGGTAATTACTAATCAATACCTCGCCCCTACGCTTACCTTCAAACCCTTTACCTGCTGCCTGCGACCAGCCACTTCTTACATTCCAAGTCTTAATAGTAAAGTCCTTGAATAGACGGCGTATATTCGGGCTGTCGTTAATCGTCATTAAGAATTGACCCTTGATGCCGTGTAGTAAATTAGCGAGGCGTTCAAAATTGAAATCAACATCTTCGGCATATTCAAAGTCCTCGTCGGTATTCTCGTAAGGCGGGTCTAAAAAGAAGAATGTGTCTGGGCTGTCGTATTTCTTTATAATTGCTCCGTAATCCCTATTCTCTATTTTCGTGTCCTTTAATGCTTCCTTCCACTTGGCTAATGACCGCTGTAATTTAGCGAATGGATTGCTTGGCTTATAAATATTCTTACTCTCCACTACGGGCTTGCTACTAAATCCAAAGCAGGTGTGTATTATCTCCCGCATTATTTTATCCTCATTCGTCTTCTTCGGCTTGCTGTCCCAGAATGCCTTGACTTTCGGTATAGTGTTTAAATCTTGGCGGTATTTATCCAAGTCTAACGATGCCTTTTTAATCATATTAAAACGGGATACTACACCTTTATCCAAGTCATTCAGTATATTCTCCTCCGCCTTTTCCTTATTGTAAAATATAGCACCCGACCCAGCAAATAATTCTACATACCTCCTGTGCGGGGGTATAATAGGTATGATGTCCTTACGATGTCCGTATTTATTACCTTGACGACAAAATGGAGGCATTAATGACGGCTGACGCATCGCTGCCCCTCCATTCTTTTCTTGTTTTAATTGCCGTAAGAGTTCCGCTAATTCGCTCATTATATATTATTAAGATATTTAAATTAACAATATATTTTTTAATCTCTCTTGATATAGTTATTTATCGCAGTCTCGCTGGATGTCCCCATCGCTTCCACATCGTCAGCCAATTCCTTCTGTGCGTCCCCGTATTTACTCGTTAAAAAAATATTACGGAGCATACTCGACCCTACTTTTCCGCTAAATATTTTATTCAACATTCGGGTCATATCCGTAGATGTCTGTAATGGTCGCCCATCTTGGTGGACTAAAAACGGGACAGGTATAGGGTTTTTCTTTTTCAATTCCTTACCATTCGGGTGGTGTGCTAAATACACCTTGATTATCTCCTTCAATTCCTCGGGGACGGGTAGGATTTTCTGCTCGTATTTCTTGGCGGTCTTATAATTATTAAATACCCACTTCCAGTCAGCAATATTCAAATAGTTCTCATCACTTTCATCAGGGGTTTTCTTCACCACCATCATATCAATATAATCTTTATTTCTACGGGGTGCTTGTAAGCAGTATAGAGATAATACGACCAGTTGTAAGAGGCGGTTATACTCCTCTGCGGTTATTTTACGACGATTACCAATCTCATCTAATATATTCTTCAACTCCTCGCACTTACCCATTACTTCATCTTGTCCCATCCAATTCTCCTTCTGGGTCGCACTCTTGGTGGTGTTGCTTTTCAATTCCCCGTTCAATTTCATCAACTCCTCGTAATAACGATTATATAATTTCTTATACTTGGCTTCGGGTCGGTCTTTCAAAGAACTTACGATGGCGATTAAATAGGTGCGACGAGTATTCGGGTTCATCTCTCGTAATCCTTCTAAAATAGCAGGTGGAGAGAGGAAAGTTAGATTTTTTATCGGCTTACCCTTGTTTAATTTAGTAAGATTGTAGGTGTATAATTTTCTTGAAGAGGCAGAGATGTCGGGTTTATTGCTAAACGGGTCAAATGTAGTAGCGTCCATTATATATACTAATTAGATTATTTTTTTGGAAAGAAATGCCCTAAACTTTCTCCCCGCTTTACATACTCTATCCAGAGTGGATTAAAACACTTATCAAAGTGTATGTAGATTTTCGTCCCGTGGTCGTCTAACTCGTAGTATTCAATAAATCGGCAGTTTTCTTGCTGGCACATTTATTATATATTAGAATGAGATTATTATATTTACCTATATTATAATGAGTGGTTCTTACTATACGCTTGACGCTAAATACAACACTTTACTGGCTTTAATCCAACAGAATGCCACCACTGGTAATACTCTTGAAGCGGTTTTAACCCAAGGAAACGATGCGGCAGGGTTGTCGATGACTAATGTTAATAATATAGATTTAGTGACTATTAATGGGTCAGCTTATCCCCCCCTTGTTGCTGGCGATGATTTAGAGCAAGTGCTTACCAACGGCAACGATGCTAATGGATTGAGTATCACCAACCTCAACCAACTAACTCTTACAGGGACTTCTACTATCACAGACAGCACGGGCGACTTGGTTATTCAACCTCCTACAAACCAAACTCTTCAACTCGCTAATAATATATATGTGGATACTCAAAATAACAGGGTTGGAATTAATGTTCCAGCACCCACAGAGGACTTGGAGTTAGACGGCAACTTTCAACTGAATACAGGGGCTACTTCCAAGATTGTTTTTTACGATAGTCCTGCCGACCACGAACACGCCGAAATAGATGCGGCAGGAGACGGGACAAATGGAGGCATTCTACAATTCTTTACAAAGGTAGACGGAGGGGGAGTAAGTAAGAAATTGTCTATTAATAATACGGGAGCAATCGGTATTGGAGACCCCGTTGATTACGGCACATCAGGAGAAGTATTAACCTCTAATGGAGCATCTGCTCCTACTTGGAGTGCTATTCCAACTCCTACTGATATTAATATAACAGACGATAATACGAATGCTGTTTTTTATCCTACTTTTGTTAGTGGGACGGGGACACAAACTTTATTAGCAGACACTACAACAACTCAATTTTCTATCAACCCTAATACAAGCGATTTTAATGTAGGTTCAACTTTGAAACTTACACAAACACAAGTAGCAGTTGGAAAATCGGCAGGTAGTAGCGGTCAAGGTGCGAGTTCTGTGGCGGTTGGTATTCAAGCAGGGCAAACGACACAAGGAGATTTTGCTGTTGCTATTGGTATTGTTTCAGGTCAAACAGCACAGGGTAATAGTGCTACTGCTGTTGGTAATAGTGCTGGTAAGACAAATCAAGCAACACTCGCCACCGCTGTTGGTAAAAGTGCTGGTTCAACCAACCAAAGTTCAGGAGCAGTTGCTGTTGGTAATACAGCAGGTCAAACATCACAATCCACTAATGCCGTAGCAATTGGTAATGCTGCTGGAAACAATACACAGGGGACAAACTCCGTAGCAATCGGTAATATAGCAGGGCAAACAAATCAGTTAGGTAATTCAGTAGCAATTGGTAATGCTGCTGGAACTACCAATCAAGCAGATAATAATGTAGCAATTGGAGGGTCAGCAGGAAACAATACACAAGGGAGGAACTCCGTAGCAATTGGTATAAACGCAGGGCAAACCACACAAGGGGCAGGGTCAGTAGCAATTGGAAGATTAACAGCACAGACATCACAAGGAGCAGATGCCGTAGCAATTGGTAATGCTGCTGGTCAAACATCACAATCCACTAATGCGGTTGCTGTTGGAACTAATGCTGGAACAACAAGTCAGGGAGCAAGTTCAGTAGCGGTTGGATATTTCGCTGGAAACAATACACAGGGACTACAAGCGACCGCAGTTGGTATTCAAGCAGGGCAAACGACACAAGGAGATAATGCCGTTGGGGTTGGAATTTACGCAGGGCGAACATCACAGGGGATAAGTGCCGTTGCTGTTGGTAATACGGCGGGATTTGATACACAGGGCACAGCGTGTGTTGCGGTGGGGGCAAGTTCGGGGCAAAATAATCAGGGTAATTACGCTACTGCGATTGGATATGTAGCAGGGCAAACGACACAAGGAACAAACGCTACTGCTTTGGGGACATACGCAGGAAATAATACACAAGGAGCAAGTTCGGTTGCTGTGGGTTATACGGCAGGGCAAAATAATCAGGGGACAGCGTGTATTGCGGTGGGTTCTAACGCAGGGACTACAACACAGGGAAACGGGAGTATTGCTATTGGAGGGACAGCAGGGACAACTAATCAGGGGACAGGTGCGGTTGCGGTGGGTTTAAACGCAGGGACTACAACACAAAGCAATAACTCCACTGCTGTGGGTTCATACGCAGGTCAAATTACACAAGGAGCAAATGCGGTTGCGGTTGGATATTTAGCAGGGCAAACAAATCAAACAGCAGGCTCAATTGCGTTGAATGCGTCAGGCGTAGCACTCAACCCAGCAGTAGCAGGTTGCTTTATTAATCCTATTAGAGCAGACGCTACGGAACACCTACCTCTTCAATATAATACTACTACGAATGAGGTGTCCCGCTTTAATTGGACTGATTTACTTACACCAACATCATACAATCCAGTTTTACAAAGTGTCGGTGGTAATCTCAATTCAGGAAACTACACTGTAAGAAATGGTTATTATATCCAACTGGGTAAAATAGTATGGTTTGAAGTTCGTATTCAAATATCAGGTAAGTCTGGGTTAGGGGCTGGTAGTGAAGATATACGTGTCACCCTGCCCGTCACAGCATCAAACATTACAGACTTAACTCAATCTCTAAATATTGGTAATATAACGGGTATGACTACGAGTATTGTATCCGCCTTTGCTAATATACCATCAGGCGGTCAAGATTACGCCGTTTTTCCTATAAAAACGGCGGCTTCCACAGGGACATCAAACACCACAGTCAGCGACATATCAACTTCTTTTCAAATTAGGTTCGGTGGTTTCTACTTTTCAAATTAATACCCACCATTTAGATTAAATTATTATCTCGTAATAATATATAATGAACTTTGAAGAGTGCGGACAAGTAATCGCCGTATTAAAAGACGACAAAGAAAAAGATAAAAAGAAATGGAAAGAAATATTTATTACCGACCGCCCTCAAGACTGTATGGGTGAAACATTTAGGGAGGTTAAATTGAAAGATAAACCATCGCTCCACTTTCAACCCATTCCAGATAAAAAGAAGGAGCGGTCTATTACCTACGTCACGGGGGCATCGGGTTCTGGAAAATCTTATTGGACGAAAATGTATGTTGATGAATACAAGCGTCTATATCCAAAGCGAGAAGTATATTTAATATCTTCCATTAGCGACGACAGTAGTATTGATAAAATAAAAGGGCTTAACCGCATTAGTCTTGAAGGCGAGTTCTTACGAGAACCCGTAGAAGCAAAGGATTTTAAAGACAGTTGCCTCATATTTGATGATACAGATTGTATCACTAATAAACCGCTCAAAATGAAAATCGTGGGACTGCTTAACTCCGTCTTGGAGACAGGGAGACATTTTAATGTAGAGGTTATTTATACATCCCATCTGGCGTGTGATGGTTTAAATACCAAGCGTATCCTTAACGAGTGTAAGTCGGTGGTTATATTCCCCAGCGGGCTTGGCGGACGCAGTATCAAATACCTCTTGGATAATTACTTCGGGCTTGATAAAGACCAGATTAAGAAAATCAAAGGGGTCAATTCCAGATGGGTTGCTATTAATAAAACCTACCCGATGTGCGTGGTAAGTGATAAGGAAGCATTCATTCTTAACGACCGAGATGCGTAAAAAAAGGTTTATTTATACCTTACAGAATAATACTAACTATATTTTTATTATTATTTAATAATCATTTTTATCACGGATACTCTGTGCGAGTTTAGCCCACGCCTCCGTCGATAAACCCTCCGCCCACATCTGCCGTGCTTGCCTGTCCCACTCCAACATCATTAACGGCATCTCGTGTTCCAGTAGCCCGATGTGGTCGCACTTACCATCGCATTCAATCTCCACCGACTTATAATATTCACTACGCTGGATTATTTGTCTGTGCCCGCCGTGTTCGTCATACACCTTGTCCTTCAATTCCACCCAGTAGTGCTTGGCTTCTGGGCTGATTTTTCGGTCACTACGACGGCTTCCGTAGCATCTCTGTGCTCCCGCCTTTCGTAGTTTAGACCAGAGTATCAGGCTGTCGCTCTGGCAGTTCGCCCATCCAGTCAGCGTCGTGCGGATAAACTCGTCCATATCCACGATTTTCTGTTCGTAAATATATTCTCTTCTAATGGTGGCTGTCATCATATTATTAGTATATGCTTATATAAGTATATACTAATGTGTTTCAATTTACTAATATAAGTTTTCCTAAAAAGCACTTCAATTTTTTTTTTAATTGATATATAATCTGCTATAAATTATAAATCAATTTTCTACATTTTACTTTTCTTCTGCGTATGCCTCGAGCTCGCCGTCCTCCTCCTCGTCCTTTTCTTCGTGTTGCTCCTTACGCCTCCACCCTATCATATAGTCGCTCTTGTAATACTGCCCCGCATATCTGGTGTCCCGCTTGCGTATATACATTCTTAAATTAATATTATCATTCAGTTCACCAGTAAAGTATTTTTTCGTATTTTTATTTTGGTCTTTGCTCGGTAATTTATTGAAATAGGTGCTGTGCTTAAAGTCGGTATATATGTCGGCTATTTTCATTACTGTTTCAGGGTGGTTTTCATCTGCCAGTTGGTATTGATTATCAAACCATCCGTATAAGTCGTCGCTCGCCTGTAAATAGTCCTCCTTTGCTACTTCGCAGGCTTTCGGTGATTTTCCTAATGAATACCCCCTCTTCTGGAATACCGAGTAGTAGTCCATTAGTATGGCTATTAGGGCGTGGCAGTTGTCCCGCTTCCATTCGTCCTCTTTGTATAATGGGTTGCCCCTATATATATGGGCTGCGGTTATTTCTTCTTCGCTTCGGGTTTCCAACATCTTTTTATAGTCATTTTCGCTGGTAAATCTGGATATAAATGGAAATACATCTATACGCCTACCTACGCCGTCGCCTACTTCATCGAGCACTGGTAATTTGTTGGCTTCAAGGAATAATGAAAGTTTCAGTTGAATACCGCCTTCGGGTGTATTGGTGTATAATTGCCGTGCGTTGAGGGTCGGGTCGCCCGTTATTTCCTTCATCGTATTCGTGGATATTTTACGCTTGCGGTCGGGTTCGCTGGTTAATACAAAGCGGCGGTTGTTGAGGTTGGCTAATTCAGGACAAGCCCCCGTGCCTATTTTATCTTGTAATACCCAGTTAGGCATCTTATACCCATACCGCCCCATCGCCGTAAGCATTAGTCCGTTTATTAAACTTTTTCCATTACCACCAACCCCCGTGGCTATAAATAAATGTTCTTGTTGCCTACCGCTCAACCCCGTCGCCAGTGCCGTTAGATAATAATCTCGTATTCTTTTATCTGGGAATATGGTGTCTATTAATCTTAATAGTCGGTTCTTTTTCTGTCCCAGTTCGTATTCATTCCAGTTATACCCCGTAGTTAGGCTGTTATAGTCCCTATAATTCGGGGTAATCCAGCATTCCTGCTTCAAGTCGTATATTTTGTTAGTAAATACTAATTGGTCTGGGTCGTCGTCCCATATTATATCTGGGTTGCTTATTTTGTTAATAATATCGGATACTAATGGTGCTCGCTTTTTAATATTACGGCATATTTGTTCGCATTCATACTGCCGTTTTTGTAGCACCTCCAATTCTTCTTTTAACGACTTCTTCCGCTTCTTACCTTCCTCGGTGTCGGGGCAGTCGTTTATTTTAACATTTACCTGCCATATTTCTTTTGATATAATGCCGTTTAAATAATGGTAGAACCTATCATCTATCCAGTTGTGTAGGGAGGAGTAGTTCTTATCATTCTCGCCTCTCCAATATACCCCGTTGTATGTGCGTAATTCGCCCGTAGTAAATATGAACTTGTCGCTGTATAATATTCTAAATATATTCGCCAAGTATCCTGTCGTGAAGACGTTGCTTAATAAATCAAAATCTAATGCGTCTCGTATTTCCTTACTACTATATCCGCTATTCATCGCCTTCGGCTCTATTCGTAATTGAAAGCCCGTTTTTTCTTGGATTACCTGCTCTAATTCTGCGGGTATGCCGTCGTGGTATAACTTTTTATTTAGTATAATGCCGTCCGCACAGAGCATTACTTCGCCATTTTTAATATACTTCTGGTGGAGGCAGTATTGATATATTGTCTCTAATATTCGGCATTCGTATTCTTGTAGGAAATACGAGCATACCGAGCCGTTGATGTTATATGTGCCTTCTGGTTGTCCGTGGGCTGCCTTGTGGGCTATTATCTGCTGGGTTAGGTGCGGGTTTGCTTCTGTAATTTTCTTGTGTATATCGTGTATATTTTGTTTAAAATTATCTATTTCATTCGGTATTTCCTTGTCGGGTATTTCGTATTCGTTATCTGTGCGTTTCCACTCGTCCTTCCAACTTTGTAGTCCGCCTCCGTAGGATAATACCAGCATTAACTCCTTGGCTATATCTCGGGCTTTTTCTTTACCCGCTATTACATCTGGGTGTAGGTTTAACTGCCAGTATGCTACTATCCGCTCTAACCAAGTCTCCCGATTGTCGCAGTAGTCTCTTACCCAGTCATTCTGTATTTCGTGTAATGTTGTTATTTGTTCCAGCATTTTCGGGTGAGCGTTGGCTATATCTACATCTTGACCCCATTCGCCTATTAGCGTGTGGCGTATGCGTCTTCGCATATTGTGTAGCCCTAATGCTCGGTCTGGTAAGAACCGCCCGTATGAAATCTTTTCATTACGGGTATATCTTACCTCTACCCGTAGTTTGCGGTAATTGCCTCGGTAATCTGTTAATATTTTTTTATCATCTATTTTACCCTCCCTACCTTTTTTCAGCAGTGGCGGGCTGTGGATAAGTTTATCCAGCAGGGATAATTCTACTGGCTCGTAAAGCGTAATGCCGTCGAGGCTGTTGGCGTGTGGGGTAAGTGTTAGTGGGATTAATTCCTTCAAGTCCGTCATATTATACTATATACTTATATAATATTATTTTTTTAAATCAATTTTTTTTATAATATAAATTATATAAGTGCGTCAGTTAAATACGCCTAAATATCTGGGGTTTGTTGCCTTTATATTTTGTATAAAAAGACTTTCAATTTTATACAAAAGTGTAGATTAACAGGACACCTTTCTGGGCTTTCCTATAACTTTCGGGGTATTTACAGATACGCCTAAAACTTCTGGAATAATGACTATATTCTCTTGGAAGTTTTCAGCGTTGTCTTCTCTTATCTGGGCGACGAGTTCTTCGCTCGGTTCTTCTCCGCCAGAATTGCTGTCTTCTTCTTTTTCCTTCTTCTTCTTTTCCCTAAACTTCCTATCATATTCTCGGCGTTGACGCTTATATTCTTCGTATTTTTCGGGGTCGGCTTTGATTGCCTCCATCTTGGAGCGATACTTGGCTCTCATCTTCTCGGGGTGACGACGCTGGTAATTAGCGACATTCTCCAAATGTTTCTTATACATTCGCTCGGCGGGCGTTAGGTGATTTTCCATATTGTTATAATATATACTTATATAATATTTTATCTTTAAATCAATTTTTTTTAATTTTTTCTTATATAAGTATAGCCATATCCCTAAATATCCCAAATATCCCAAAATAGACCCGTTTTTCAAAATACCTATATAGTTTCTACCCCACGTGAGGAAGACTTTGGAAAATGACCTGAAAATGGGATATTCGGGATATTCTGGGATACGGATATACTTATATAAAAAAAAGGTTT